CTCAGTGACCGCAGTATTGTTCACCTTATACGCAAAGGTTCCGAGGCTCGTCCCTACGACCTGCCAGCCAGCCTGTGTAGTCGATGGGATATCTAGGTGGTCCGTGTTGTCTGCAAAGGTAACAACATAGCCATCACCCACTGGTTGGTCCTCCGTGGTGCCTTGTGTCGCATACTTGTCAGCATCTCCATTGTCAGAGCCAACGATGCGCCCGTTCCAAGATGAGCTGCCTGTTGAAATTGCGCCGACTAGTGCGTCTTGTGGGTCGTAGAAGTAATGGCCAAAGCCATCCTTGAAATCGAACACGTTGTTGCGGTTATTGATATAGTTACGAACCCGATCCGCTTGGGAATCAGTGATCGACGCAGGGAAGAGGGCAAGGTATTCTAGGTCGATGGCGGCGTTGTCTCCGTTAGAAAATCTCTGGCTTCCAATATTAAAATTATCTGAATCAACATCTGGAATTGTGTTAGAGCTGGTTTTTAAATCTGCATTGTTAATCTTACTGCTTAGGTTGCCAGCTAGTGCTTTTACTTGGTGTAACACATCACCGTTTGCGTCATCAAAAAGATTGTCGTGAGTTAATAACGTAGCGTTATTGTAGGTCATAATGCCACCAGAAGTCCCTGCCTGTGCTGAGAAGAGAAGACCTGTTGGACCATAATCATCGTAACCCCCAGTCCTATGAACACTGAATACACGACCAGATGCGTCACCGCCACTACCAAGCACACTAAACGCCGCAAACATGTAACCGTCAGTAATCGTCTGACCAAACAGACCTTGAAGACCATCATTAACACCATCGAATCGAAGCACCGACTTCTTGATAATGGTGGCGGGGTCGTTGCCGGCTTGGTTGATTGTTACGGTCTGGCCACTGGCGCACTTGAACTTGGTGTCGTTGTGGCGCACGTTTGTGGCGGTGAAGTCAACGTCGAGGACTGGGTCTCCTGCTGATGTGGCGTTGTTCCAGATGCGAGCGCGTCCAATTTTGCCGTTGAGTCTACTGGAACTCCCGTTCCAATATGTCCCAATTTCCACAGGATTAGTGGTGGTGTCGATAGCGGTGGATGGGACGGTCTGAGCAGAGCCGATAGCAACATAGCCAGAGCCGGAGTCTAGCTCGGCGGTGATGCTTGTCCCAACACGGGTGACTCTGATGCTCGCAGTAGCTGCGCCAGTCAAACCGTGGGCGAAGTAGGATTGGGCGATAACGCCACCATAGACTCCATAGAGGTTAATGTTCTCCGCGTTCCTGCGGAAAATGAATGATTCTGTGCCAGTGAGCTTAGCGAAGAAAGTCTCAGCCCCAGTAGCCCAGTCAGCCATAGTGACATCCTTTGCCTCCATGACGAAGTTGGTGATTCCGTTGAGGTTGGCGGCATCAGGAACGCTCGCATAGTTCCCAGTAACACCACTCAAATAAAGATACCCCTTACCGTTAATCAGCGGCAACGCTTTGGGCTGGTTTAAAGCCGTCCCTTGTTTCGCGTTGCCTCCTTTATTGCTGCCTCTCGCAAGGTTCTTTAGCAACGGCACTGGCTCCAAGAAGTCAGCGGTCGTCAGCATCTCAGCCAAGACATCGCCGGATGTCGCGCTGGAGGTAAGTGTAGATAGATTGAGTGCCATTGTTTAAAGATTGTCTGAGTGATAAGGCCAGTAGATGACGCGCTTGATGTGGCCGGATAAATCATAATCACCATTATGGTCGTGACCAATGCGAAGCTCTGTGATGCCAGAAAAGTTTCCGTTGTGCGTTGTGTTTGCAATCACACCAACCCCACCATTCATCGAGCCATCTTGTTCTGAGCTATTGTAAGAAATCGCGACTCTGTTTAATCCAGTTTGCACGTATCCAAAAACAAGACTTTGCGCCCCGTCCCAAGAATATAGACGGGTTCCTGTGTTGCTGTAAAGTAACCGATTGCTTCCTGTGGTGCCTCCGAGTAAATAAAACGTGTCACTCTTGTTGCGAGCTTCAAACTCAGCGTAGAACGTGCCGTCACCCCCAGCGTTAAAGAAATCACTAAACGTGGTCCGCGATGCCGCTGCGCCTGATGTTGGGATGTAGCTTGTTAAGCCTCCGGTCTCTAGCTGTGCGCCCCAGATGTAAAGACCGCTTGTGCCGTCTCCATTACCACTTGCGTATATGTTTCTCTCGGTCTGATAAAACTGAAGAAGGATTACATTAAGCTCTCCTGCTTTAGCGTAAACAGACAAAGTCTGGTCTGCTGTTGAATCATATAGACGACAACGATACCAACCGTTTTGTACAGCAACAATAGATGCTTCACCGCCTGTTGGTAAAGGATTCGAGATTACAAATGTCCCATCACCTTCCAAGGTAAACGTCACAATGGGATTAGTCGCAGCTCCTCTATCGGTGGAATTAACTTTAACCCAGCCTATTGTTTCGCCGTTACCCAATATTACTTTATCTCCAGTTTGAGTGTCCGCAGGTGAGACAATGCTATCTGTGTCGATAGAGGATATAGAAGGAGAAGAATACCAAGATGAATTACTAAAGTCCTCACTGTATCCCACAAGGTTCGTCGAGTCCCGCTCAATTTGAAGGTCGTCGCTTGCTCGCGTCACGGTGCTTCCCGAAGTGGGGATGTAACTGGTGGCTACGGTTCCGGTCTCTAGCTGTAGTCCGTAATAATCGGTGTATCCCCCCGCCCCTTGGTAGGTGCTTAAATCTTTCGGGCTAGCATAGACAACTGTGGTTCCTGTTCCAGTTGCTTGCTTACTCCATGTGACCCTATACCACCCACCCCCAGCATTAACCATAGTCATGTTGTTCCCAGAACCACTAAGAGAAACCGTGTCGAAGTTCACAGTGACATTTGAATTTATTTGCGCGGAACCTGTATACAAAGTAACTGAAGAATGCGTCCCCTTTTTTACATAAAGCGATAAGGAATATTCAGTTCCAGAAGATACACTACCCGCAGCAAAACTACAGTAATGTTGACTTAAACCAGTGTCTTCCGTGATACGAATACCTGTATCGGCTCCTGCTAGGCTCTCCGTAGCACTTAGGGTTACCCCCCCCTCTCCTTGAGAAGACCCGTTTGGTAAATTATTCAAGATGAGGTTCGTCGCACTCGGCTCCACCAGAATCATCGGCACTCGCGGCCCATACGTGGCTCCCGTGATGAACTTCGGGCTGCCCGTTGTATTCGCCACGAAGTCACTTGCGGTCGTGCCTTCTTCAAGCTGTGGCCCCCAAATAAGAAAAGAGGAAGCTGGAGCGGAACCATTGTTTGTAAATACAACAAAGGTGTGACTCGTTGCGGTTGCCGTGATTGTAAAACTTATTCGTTCCCAGCCATCTGTCGGGGTGAACCCCACGCCTCCAGAAAGTCCTGTAAAATGAGTAGACTGCTGAATCTGTGAAGTTCCGTCAGATTTAACATAAAAGCTCGCAGTGTATTGCTGGCCGATTGTTAGAGTTTGAACTGTTTCTAGGACTTGCGGCCAAGCCCCGCCGGTCGAAACAACTCTAACTGCATCCTGCTCGCCATTTGGTGCAGTGTCATAATTGTAAACCGAAGTCATTGCGGAATTAAAACTCCAAAATGATTCATTAAAATCAGTATTCACAAACCGCTGATACTTCGTCGGAGTCAACTCGGCTCCTTGCGTCTGGTCAACGCGCACCGTATTGGGGCTGGCCACCTGAATCAACCCTGAGCTGTCTGTGTAGGTTGCCACGCCAGCTCTCGTTGCTGTAATGACATTAAGCGTGTCCGGCTTAGAGGGATCAAGGTCGAGCGTAGGGTTCTCCAGGGTTCCGACCATGGAATCCCGAGCGTCAAAAAGAAGATAAGGGTCCAGCTCGTTGGGGTGAAACTCATTCAAGTTACTCAACCTTTGCGTAAGCGGTCTAGTAAACGGAAGCGTAACACTCCTGTTAACGGTTGGCCTGCTTAACCAAGGCTTCAAGCTGTCCTTCTTCTTCGATGACATATACTAGAGATAGATTGGTTTGATAACAACCTTCACACTAAAGGAGCTACCAGCACCTGTAACATTTGCGCGGATTTCTGACAAAGGAGTCGTGAACAATCCACCTCCGTTACCGGTAAGAGTCGTGTCATCGCCAAGGGCAACCCAAGCGGTCCCGATCTTTTGCTCAAGACTGACGGTGGCTCCGTCGAATGTCCCAGCTACAAAGAAACCACTAGGTGTCCCGGTCCCTGCGTTGACTGCGGGTGTGGTCGTGGAATCAAAGGCACCTGCTCCTGAGCTAAGGTTGGCGTTGGTGATTGTAATGTCTGTAGAAACGTTAGGCATGGTGGTATTGTTTTAATAGTTAGCTGTGCTGATGCCAGAGGATGACGATGACCCGATACCACCTGTGGTCGGACGACGTAGAACCAACCCGGATGCTCCTCGCTTCTTCTTTTTGGAGGCGGTGCCGTCTGCTGGTTTAACGGTTTCAGCGATGGCTGTGGGTGGAGGTGGACTAGCCGGTGGCTCCGGGGGTGTGGGGGTTTTTACAGACATGCACATGGTGGTGTTCTTTAGGTGGTTATGAATTCGTTAGCTAGTTGGTCTTCGTGAAGGGTCTTTAGAAAGTTAACAAGCTCCCGCTTACCCATATAAAAATCAATCTCCCGAAGTGAATCACTAGGGGAGAAATCTTTGCTCGGAACACGTTGGTCCAAGAAGGTTATTAGGTCGCTTGGGATGTTAGGAATGTAATCACTCATGTTGGACTTTCCTCTTATGGTCCTTATTTGTTACACAAGTTCGTTCAAGATGTGCTAAAGACCTCCAAGCTACCGCCGCCCAGTCACCTTCCAGCATGTGACGCAGCAAGGCATCGAGTTCATCCGTTGACTTACTCATGTCCCACCATATCTCATCTCCCGGGTGGTGCTGGATGTTACCTTCGTAACTTTGCTTGGCCACTTCAACCAAGGCGTTCGGGAAGTAACACATCAGCCCACGATACAATGGGATCTGTTTGCGCTCCTCGGCGGTTCCCTTAATTTCTATTGTGGTGGGGTCCATAGTGTTATCTCTTTTGTTTTGTTATCGTAGTAACCAGTCCGCAGGATGAAAGCCATGCGAGCATTTAGTAGGGCATCCTCCTCTGTCATCCCAGCTTTCTCAAAGGTGTTAACAACAGTCTGCCACTCAACCCCATCCTTGTTCAAGATTTTTTCGGCTGTCTTCAAGCCAACTCTTGGAACACCAAAGTATCCATCGGTTGCGTCACCGGCAAGGGTCTGAACGAGGTGTTGAAAGTCAGCCTCCTCTTCGGTAACACGCCTGAGGTCATCCTTGAGGAAGTTATACCACGTGCAAGGAACAGTCGCGAAGTCCTTGTCGCCGCTAACAATGATGGCTCCATCCGGGTTCGCACTTCCAATGATCCCTAGGGCATCGTCAGCTTCCAAGCGTTCTACGTGTATGGTGTTCCATTCATCGCTAGCCCAGTCGCGCAATGCTCCGAGTCCAAGGGGAGTTCTCTTTTCTCTTCGGTGCGCTTTATAAAGAGGATTAATCTCATGTCGAAACGTGTATCGATCCGAGAACACCATCGTGATCTCATCACCATTATCTTCATAGGCATCCAAGATCTCACAGATGCAATCGGTCACCATGATAAAGGAGTCCTTAAGATCCGAGAAGTCCGAGTGAACTGTGAAGATGTCGTCGTCCCATTTGAACTCCTTCTCAGCAGCAAAGGCTGCGCGATACAGAAGCATGTCTCCATCAATGTATATTTTCTTTTTCATGTTAGCTATATGGGTCTAGTTTCTCGTAGGTGTATCCACACTCGTTTAGGAATTCAATCGCCTCCGAGCGTGACCTGAGCATTTCATGTGCAAAGACATAGGCGCTTTTTGTTATCTGGCTTTCAGTGTCATCATCCATCTCATAGTCTACTTTCTGTATCAATGCGTTTAAGGCTTGTCCTGCGAAGTAGTCCAGTGTGCTTATTCTGAGGGTTTGTGGAATTATTCTATCATTTTTCATAAATCGTTTTAGTGTGTGTCTTTCCAAGTCTTTCCAATACGGTATTCCCCATCGAGAGGACATTGGAACTTAAGTTGTTTTCCTGCCTTCGTCAATGATGCACAGAATAACTTACCTAAGGTGTCAGCGTGTGCCTCAAGACAACTGAACTGAACCTCATCGTGGATGTTACCGTGAAGCTCAAACGGATGAGGGGCATCGTGGTGGAAAATTACCAAGGCTTTCTTCATAATGACAGCACCTGCTGATTGTAATAACAAATTCAAAGCCGAGTGACTGGAGCGAACAGGAAGTCTCCTTCCGTCTAAACCTCCTAGCCATTGCTTACCTTGAAGAGACTTCTCAATCGCCTTCTTAAGTTTCTGAATGGCAGGAATCTTTTTCATGAATGTTTCCTTCAGTATTTTCCCTTCCCGTCTACTGCCACCTACCAGTTTACCTAGGTTCTGGTCGCCGCTTCCGTAAAGGAACGCATAGATAAAGGTCTTAGCGTGGTCCCTGGTTGGAAGACCTGCTGCCTTTTGGTTGGCGGTGTGAATGTCTCCATCAACAACTGTTCGAGCATACTCTCCATTGTCATAAGGATGTAAGAAGGCGGCAAGGCATCTGAGTTCTAACCCACTTGCATCCACTCCTACTAACACCTTGCCTTCGGGAGCGTGAAATAACTCACGGCATTGGTTCCCATAGGTGGCGCGAGATGCCGGGACTTGGGAAACATTTGGTTTACTGTGAGTGCATCGACCACTGACTGCTCCATTGGTGTTAACTTCTCCATGGATACGTCCATCTCTTACTAACTTCAACCACGCCTGTTTTCCTTCTGCCACTTGACCTAAGCGTTTACTTAGTAGGAGGTATTCCAATAACATCCGGGCCTCCGGTGAGTCGATCCCTTTCAACACAGCCTCATCAATCTTCGGTCTCTTTCCTTCGTAAGCTTCGGGTTTCCACCCCATCTTCATCAAGCGTTCTGAGATCTGGTCCCGGCTGTTAGGGTTGAACGGCGTGGTCTTGGTTTTGTTACCAGTCTTTACGGCTTTGTCAGCCAGCACTTGCTTTAACTTCTTTTCCTTGAGGA